TGGTCGTTCGTGCGCGCGTTTTTTATCTAGGCACGGCGCACAACATTTCTAAAGGCTGAGGCGGGCACTATGGCCCCAAGCTTTTAAGTGTTTTAGTCTTCTTTTACTTAAGTTAAAAGCCGATAGGGCGGGATGCTGATCAGCAAGAGCGAAGCGGCGACAGTTTTAGGTGTTAGTCCAGCTGCTATCACTCACGCGATAAAGAAGGGGCGAGTTGTTCCGGTTGAGCGTGACGGGAAGCAATGGATTGATGGGGAGACGCTGAGGGAGCAGTGGGGCAATGCGCGGAGTCGGATGCGCAACGTGAATGCGAGGGTGCCGCAGTTTGAGCCGAAAGCTGTTGTGCGTGCGGCGGAAGATTTGCCGGATTACAACGAAAGCCGAGCGCGCACTGAGTGGCTTAAGGCTGAATTGATGGAGCTGGAGCGCGCAGAGAAGGAAGGCGAGCTGGTGCGTGCTGATGAGGTGTCGAAAGCTTGGGGTGACTTAGTTGCGATAACGCGGACCAAGATGATGGCGGTTCCGTCGAAAGCTAAACAGCGCATACCGGAGATCCCGGCGGATGCGTTCGTGGCGCTTGAAGAGATTGTCCGCGAGGCCCTGGAGGACTTGGCTGATGGCTGACACTGATGCGTGGAGCTTTAGAGGCGTTCCGTCCGCCGGAGAAGCTGACGCTGAGCGAGTGGGCTGATCGTTATGCGTTTTTGTCTGCTGAATCGAGTGCTGAGGCGGGCAGGTGGCACACGCTGCCGTATCAGAAGGGGATGATGGACGCGGTGACTGATCCAGCTGTGGAGCAGATCACGGTGATGAAGTCAGCGCGTGTGGGTTACACCAAGATGATCAACCACGCGATTGGTTATCACGTCCATCAGGACGCTTGTCCGATCATGGTTGTGCAGCCGACTGTGGAAGACGCGCAGGGCTACTCGAAAGAAGAGATTGCCCCGATGTTGAGGGACACGCCTTGTTTGACTGGCTTGGTGAGTGAGTCGAAAGCGAAGGACGGGAACAACACGATTCTGCAGAAGAATTTTCCCGGCGGCACGTTGTCGCTAGTGGGGGCCAACTCACCGCGTGGCTTCAGGCGCGTGAGTAGGCGCGTTGTTTTGTTTGATGAGGTTGACGGTTATCCGGCGTCGGCAGGGTCTGAGGGTGATCAGATCAAGCTGGGCATCAAGCGAACTGAGTACTACTGGAACCGCAAGATCATTGCCGGCAGCACCCCGACGGTGAAGGACTTCAGCCGCATCGAGCGGATGTTTGAGGAGTCAGATCAACGGCGTTATTACGTCCCTTGTCCAGAGGAAGGATGTGGGCACATGCAGTATTTGAAATGGGCGAACATTCGGTGGACTGACAATGATCCGGAGACGGCGGCTTATGCGTGCGAGAGCTGCGGCACGTTGATCCAACACAGTAAGAAGCGTTGGATGGTTGAGCGCGGGGAGTGGCGGGCCACTGCTCCGGGCAACGGCAAGCACGCTGGGTTCCACATCTGGGCGGCGTACAGCTACAGCCCCAACGCGCGCTGGGCTGATCTTGTCGCTGAATTTTTAGAGGCCAAGTCAAACCCTGAGCAGCTGCGGGTGTGGATCAACACCACGCTTGGTCAGACGTGGTCGGATGACTACAGCAGCGCGATGAGTGCTGAGGTGTTGCTTGAGCGTTGTGAGGATTATCAAGAGGGAATCTTGCCGGCTGGGGTACTGGCGGTGACGATCGGCGTTGACGTTCAGGGTGGCGGCGGAACGCTTGGGGAAAGATTGGCGATCAGCGTGTGGGGCTGGGGCCGGAAGGAAGAGGGCTGGCTGATTCAGTACGTCGAGATCGCAGGCGACGCAACGCGATCTGAAGTTTGGAAGCGGCTTGATGAATTTGTGATGCGCCGCTGGCCGCATGAGCTGGGGGGCAGCCTTAAGGCTGACTTCACCGCTGTTGACTCAGGCGGGCTGGCTACATCTGAGGTTTATCAATACGCTAGAGAGCGCAAGGCCCATGGCGTCATTGCGATCAAAGGTCAGAGCCAGCGGGACAAGCCAGCAATCGGCAAGGCCACGCGAGTTGACATCAACGCCAATGGCAAGACCTTAAAGAAGGGGGCCAGTCTGTTCCCTGTTGGTGTTCACAACATTAAAAACACAATGGCGGGCCGGCTGAAATACACCGAGCCGGGTGAGGGTTACTTGCATTTCCACGCGACAACGGGTGAGGAGTTTTTCAAAATGCTCACAGCCGAGGCGCAAAAAATCAAATTTGTGAACGGCTTTCCTCAGCGGATTTGGGTAAAGAAAGGCGGCGCGAGAAATGAATCATGGGATGGCTTGATTTATTGCTATGCCTGTCTGCAGTTGCTCTACCGCAAATACGATCGGAGAACCATTTGGGATCAGTTGGAAAAGCGCCTCGAACAGCCGCTAAGATCAAAGGAAGTAAAGGCGAAGCCTGCCGCGTCGTCGTCGTTCGTTAGCAACTGGTGAAGCCGTGACGCAACTACCAAGCAAAATCAGGGCAGGCGACACGATCAAATGGCGAGTTGATGCAAGCCGGGACAATCTCGGCAACTCAATCGATAGCGGTAACTGGGCTCTGAAGTATTACTTCAGGACAAACACGAACCACGAAGCTCACACGGCAACCGGCACGGCGTTTGGCCTTGGCTGGGAATTCACGATCAGCTCAACAGACTCTGATGGGTTTGATGCTGGTCAGTGGTTCTTTCAAGCCATCGCAACGTATGGCAGCGAGTCAGTAACGCTTGCATCTGGTCAGATTGAAGTTCTTGCCGGTCTTGATTACACAGGCGACGCAAGCGCATTCGATGGCCGCACTCAGGCCGAGAAAGATTTAGCCGCTGTTCAAAAGGCGATCAGAGATATCGCTAACGGCAACACCGTCAAGAGTTACAGCGTTGCGGGTCGCAGTCTGACTCGATATGAAATGTCAGACCTGATTGCTTTGGAATCTAAGCTCAAGTTTGAGGTGCAGCGTGAGCGCCGCGCCGCGCTGATTGCCAATGGCAAAGGCGATCCCTTCAACCTCTTTGTTCGTTTCTGATGAGCCTCGCAACTCGACTTTTTCGGGCTCTTGGTTATGAGCCACGCCGTCCGAGGCGGCGTCAGTATGAAGGCGCGACGATGAGCCGGCTTACGTCCAGCTGGGTCACTGGCGGGACGAGTGCTGACGCTGAGGTTCACGGCAGCCTGTCGAGGTTGCGCAACCGCGCCCGTCAGTTGGTGCGGGACTCTGACTATGCACGGCAGGCGAAGCGCGCCGTGATGAACAACGTCATTGGCACTGGCATCAAGCTGCAGGCCCAGGTGCTGATGCAGCGTGGCGGCCGTCTTGATGAAGATCTGAACAACAGGATTGAGAAGGCTTGGAAATACTGGGGATATAAGAGCTATTGCGACGTCGCTGGTCGCCTGTGCTTTGCCGACATTGAGCGCATGATTGTCGGCGCGATGTGTGAGTCCGGCGAGGTGTTCGTCAGGGTGATCCGTCGTCCGTTTGGCGGCAGCCAGATCCCGTTTGCGCTGCAGATCTTTGAAAGCGACCAGCTGGACGAGACCTACACAGGCAAGGCCAGCGCCGATGGCAATGAATGGCGCATGGGCGTTGAAGTCAATAAGTTCGGCCGCGCTGTGCGTTATGCGTTCCTGCAAAAGCACCCTGGCGATGCACCGTTCAGTGGCACTGCAGCAAAGCGGCACCTGATGCTGTCGGCTGATGAGGTGCTGCACCTCTACATCCAAGAGCGGCCAGGGCAAACCCGTGGCGTGACTTGGTTTGCGTCAGCAATTAAGCGACTGCATCACTTGGCCGGATATGAGGAGGCCGAAGTCATCCGTGCCCGTGCATCGTCCAGCCTGATGGGCTTCATCACCACAACTGAGGGTGAGCTGGGTACTGCGGAAGAGGTTTATGACAACGATCGCGTTGATTCGTTTGCGCCTGGCGTCTTTAAGTATCTGCAACCCGGCGAGTCTGTGACAGTGCCGTCACTGGACGCACCTGATGGGCAGTTTGAGCCGTTCACGCGCGGGATGCTTCGCGCCGTCGCTGCTGGTCTCGGAACGAGCTATGAAAGTGTGTCGCGGGACTACAGCCAATCGAACTACAGCAGCAGCCGCTTGGCGATGCTGGAAGACCGCGACAACTGGCGGTCAATCCAGCGTTTTCTGATTGAGAACTTCCATCAGCCTGTGTTCAACATGTGGCTTGAGATGGCAGTGATGGGCGGCGCTCTTGACCTGCCTGCTTACGAGGCGAACCCAGAGCGTTACCGGACGATTAAGTGGTGCCCGCGTGCTTACGGGTACGTCGACCCGCAGAAAGAAGTTGCTGCTTACAAGGCAGCTGTGCGCTGCGGGTTCAAGACGTTAGCCGACGTTGTGGCTGAGCAAGGCGGCGACCTTGACGATCTGCTCAAGCAACGTCAGGCAGAGCTTGCGATGCTCGATGAGATGAACATTGTCCTTGACACTGATCCAAGCGAAGTCAACGGCGGCGGTGGTGTGCAGCCTGGCTTAGGCATGGGCGCAGTCCCAGCCTTTGATGACACAGAGCGACCGGGTGAGCAACAGCAGGAAGAGCCTGAGGTTGAGGAGATCCCTGAGGAACAGGTTGAGCCTTTAGTTGAGCCGGAGGCGACGGAAGATGGCGACGATTAAAGGGGTTGAGATCGACCTAATGCCCACGGAGGGCATGAAGGAAGAGGCCCAGCGGTATCGCGATTGGAAGGCTGACGGGGAGGCGGGCGGCACTGAAGTTGCAGCACGCAGGGCCACGCAGATCCTCAGCGGTGACGAGCTGAGTGCTGATGTTGTCATTGCCATGAACGCATGGTTTGCACGCCATGAAGTAGACAAACAAGGCGAGGGTTTTAGCTCTGGGGAGGATGGCTACCCATCAGCAGGCAGAGTCGCATGGGCAGCATGGGGAGGAGATGCAGGCAAGGTGTGGGCTGCAGGCAAAGCAGATAGAATCAAAGCAATACGTGATAGGAGCATGAACACGAATAGGGCTGAGCCTGACGAATTATCTGTGGGCGATTTTGTCCAGTGGGATTCATCCGGCGGACAAGCAAAGGGCAAGATTGACCGCATTGAGCGCGATGGCTCGATCAATGTGCCGGATTCAGATTTCACGATCAATGGTGATGAGGATGATCCCGCTGCCCTGATCACTGTTTACCGCGAAGGTGATGACGGTTGGGAAGCTCTTGATGTGCAAGTGGGCCATCGGTTTTCAGCGTTGACCAAGATCCCAGCACTGCGTTGGCTTGAGGGCAAGAACTACAAGCGCAGCGAAACCACAACCTTCGATGAGGTTGAGGAGCGCACTTATCAGTTCCCGTTCTCCTCTGAGTTTCCGGTTGAGCGTTACTTTGGCAGCGAAGTTCTAAGCCATGACAAAGGCGCAGCAGATCTCGACCGGCTGAACGACAGCGCACCGTTGTTGTTCAACCATGACCCCGATCGTGTGATCGGTGTTGTGGAGCGTGCCTACATCGACGAAAAGAAACGTCGGGGTTACACGCAAGTGCGGTTCAGCCGCAACGAATTCGCTCAGCAAGTCTTGAGCGATGTGAAAGATGGCATTCTCCGAAATGTCTCTTTCGGCTACTCCATTGACAAAATGGAGGAGCGAGAGGGTGGCGACTTTGTTGCCACATCTTGGAGACCTTATGAGGTCTCGGTTGTTTCGATCCCCGCTGATCCGGGGGTCGGAATCGGCCGTTCCTTAGTGGACTCCGAAACCGAACAAGCTGCCTCGGCAGCACCTATCCCATCTGTTCCTGCAATGGAAAACACTGCACCT